CGGCCTCTGTTAGATGTGGGGACATCCGTCCTCAACAAGCCGGTACCAGTAGTGATCTCTTCAGTGTCCGCTGACAGACTTGAAGACCCGCGAATAACGGGCTTCGTCAACGGACTTAAACTAGACCGAATGCCTGTACCATACCTCCTATCCGGCACACCAACTGCTTATGCACACCGGTTTAGCTCTGCTAGCCGGTGGACCAAGACCGCTCTGGGGAACACTGATTATGTTCCTACAGGCGAGGCCCCGAAGCAGTCGCAAGACGGCTTCTATGGGCTAGGTACCAACATCCTCCTAGACTACTTACGGCTTATACCGGGTGGTTATGGAACGACTAGGTCGTTTTGGACGCTTCTGGAGCACACGGCACAGTATCTCCCAATGGCCCGTGCGGTAACCCGAGCCCCGAAACCTCAGGGTCTTTCTTCGGAGAGATCGGAGGGTGTAGGTGTGAAGGCCAACGCTCATGGGTGGGGAAGTAACCTGTGTGGGCGACTAGCCCTGCTCCCGGAGCCTGCAGGTAAGGTGAGGGTGGTGGCCTTAGCAGATATCTGGACGCAATGGGCTTTAAAGCCGTTGCATGATTGGTTATTTGATATCTTGAGAGAGATTCCGCAAGATGGAACTTTTGATCAGCTCGCGCCGGTCAAGAGGCTCCTTAAAGCGGTTTCTCCAACTCAGGCGATATACTCTTATGATCTGTCCGCTGCAACTGACTGTATACCCGTGCGTCTGCAGGAACTGCTTCTGGCACAAATATTTGGGCCTGCATATGCTAGGGCTTGGGCTAACCTACTAGTTGGACGGCCATATTCCATCCCTAAGAAGGTAGCAAAGGGGTTGCTACTTTCCTCTAGGTTCTTGAGATATGGTACGGGTCAACCTATGGGAGCCTACAGTTCCTGGGGAATGCTTGCCTTTATACACCATGCTATGGTACAGTTCAGCGCATACCGAGCGGGGATAACGGGTTGGTTCGTCCTGTACGCGGTGCTAGGCGATGACGTAGTCATCGCTCACGACCGTGTAGCCAAGAAGTACCGGGCGTTATGTCGGCTATTACACGTGAAGATTGGGCTTCAAAAGTCCATGGTGTCAACAGGGCTAAGCTTGGAGTTCGCGAAGCGCCTCTTCTTTCGAGGAGAGGACGTTAGTGGGCTCCCTGCAAAGTTCTGGGCGGCTGCCCAAGGGCAGGCGTCTGTAGCTGTGGCCCTAGCGGCCTGGTCAACTCGTGGAACGTTGGCTAACTTCCTAAGGGCTCTCGGCGCTGGATTCAAGGTGGCATCTGGCATCTCAACTGCACGCTGGTCAAACATGAACCGGCGGGCACGAGCTCTTGCCGTCACCTTGACGAACCCCGTAATTGGCTCTCGTTTTGCCTTCAAAACATGGCCGGAATGGCTATGGTCGGAATCAGCCGATACGAGTCGTCCTCTCCCAGAGGAGACTCTCACGGCCTTTTCGCCATTCTGTCAGTCTGTACAGAGTGTCCTCGTTCAGCCTGCTCTGGAATCCCTCGAGGCTTACCAAGAGGATTTATTCTTCTTGGATAAGTTAGAGGACCCGGTAACGGTCATAACGGATGGGCATGCAAACAAGGCCATGCTAGAAGCCGAAACCTCCATTACGAAGGCTTCGGAAGCTCTGGCGCATTTACAAAGACTAAACATCAAGTTTAACTTGGTGCAGGTCTCTGCAATCTTGTCGCAGATATGGAGGTCTGTAGAGAAAGCAGGACTGGTCCCGTTGCCTTCAACAAAGGCAACGGTAAGGACTGAGGTTGACCCGCATGCTCTCAAGGTGACATCAGTGTACAAACACTGGTCTAACCTACGGAGCAAGGCAGCTCCGATGACTCCTGCGGAGGTTGCTGCGGAGGGGCGGGATCCATACGGTGAAATCAGCAGTGGGAAGGTCGTTTCGACGACCGTTCTCGAGCAAAAGCCCGTACCTGTTGATAAACAAGTAACAGGCCAAGTGGAAACTCCCCCCGTGGTCAAGCCCGAGGACGATGACGATGATCTGCCGAACATGGATGAGTTCTTTTAGAAAGTATCATTAGAATCTCTACCCGTGTTTAGGGTCAGCAGACTGAAGCTCTCATTTAGTATCTTCATCTCAGTAGCTCCACCGAAGGTGGT